TACCAGATTGTGCAATATAAGTCTGAATAATTGGGGCAAAAGAAGTTAAGCTAAATGTGTTACCTGGAATGGTGTCAACGTCGTATGTTGCCGCTGTAAAAGTTACATTGTTTACTGGCGCTAAACCAACGGTAATAAAACCACCACTGTTGGTATCCAACATAATAAAACCAGAATCACCGGGGTTTGCTACAATAGTTGTTAAACCATTAATAGTATTTGGAGATGTTGGGTTAATATTTAAAGAACCGGTTCCGTTATTACGAAAGCCAATAAACCAACCGGCGGATAAACTAGAAACAACTGGAAGTGTAAATGTTCCTGTTCCGCCATTCCAAACAAACGTGGCAGCACGGCTGGCATCGTTAATTAATGGAGATGATGTTAAATCAATTGGATTTTGTGTTGTTGCTAATTTACCAGATGCAGTCGTTAATCCGGCACCGGCTAATGATGCTGCATCTGCGTATGATGTTCCAGCTGCAAAAGTTACATTATGCCAAACACCAGCTTCAGTAGTGTTATCTACTAAATAAACGTATTTAGATATACCAACAGGAACAGTAAATGAAGCGCCGCTATCGTAATCTGTAACAGTAAATGCTTGAGCACCTAAGTTACGAAACAGAATATCGGCACCTAATGTCCCTTGATTACCTGGAGGAAGAGCAATAGACAGGCCAGAAGAAGAAGCAACGCAATCAATAATTCTTGCAGCAGGAGTTTCAGAATTATTAACTGTAGAAGGCCAAAAAAGTTGTGTATTTGAACTAAATGCAAGAGCATAGTAAGACACATCTGTTGCTGTAACAACGGTTCCTGTAAAAGGTGATACGTAAACTGGAGTAGTCATATATTAGGGTTCCTGTACCGAAGTGTTACGATCCACCCGGCGAGAATTGTCTTCTTTCTTAAGTGCTGCAATAGCATCTGTGTAATAGCCCTTCCAAACAGGTAATTTATCTAAGGCTTTTAAATATCCTTGAGCTTGTAAAAGTGCTCCGTACAACATAGCTTGTGGTGCAATGGCAGTCCATAAATTCTGTTGATTTGTTTCATCCAATGGCTGCACTTCGGCGTAGTAGATAATTTCTACTGGGTAGCTTGTATTTGGTGCTGGTGCAAAATTCCAGTTGTTAAAATCGTACTCTGAATAGTACTGTGGCTGGCCGTTGCTAGATTCTGAAAGATACTGAGCTACATAATCTTGGCTACGAAGCAGCACTGGTTTACCATTAACTTTCATAGAAACAGTTTTACGCCAACGAGCTGGCTTATTAAGCACAGTCTGGTTAGTTGCTAGATTGGTTTCTACTACAATAAGCTGGAGGTATGTTTTAAGTTCAGCAGCAATAGAAGATTCTGCTAACGCAATAAGGTTAGGAATCTGCGCAACAAAATCTGCGTCATCACGCTCCATGTATTGCTGGATATTTAAAACCAGCGAATCGTAGGTCATTATTACGCTCATCTTGTGTAATAGCTTATATTAGGTTGGAAGTAAATAGGCGATTTATCACGCTCTTCGTTATTAGCTTGCATGAAATATTTCTCTGCCAAGCCTTCTAAATACTGAATACGGTTTGCATCCACACCCGGAATCTGCATAGATAAACGATGTGATAGCGTGGCTTGCACAGAGTTAATCCAACGATCAGGAACATAAATTTGGTTTGTTAATGAACCAACATCTTCCATTTGTTTTTCAACAAGAAGCTGAAACATTTGAAAATCATTATTTGGCACAGGCCATAAATACATTGAAGGCTCAATGGTTCGGTCATACCAGTATTGTAACGAACGAACCGATGGAAACTGTTTGTTTGGTAAATTCCAGTAATCATCGCGGTTTAAACGGGCCAAAGGAATAACTTGTTGGCTGGTTGAAAACACAATTTGACGAATAGAAAAAGTTGTTGCTACTGTTTCACGTAATCTATAATATTTGTATGTTGGGGTAATACTAATATTAAAATATTGCCATTGTTTATCAGATAATGTGGTGGCTGGAAATTGTTGTACAGTTTTCCAAGTAACACCGTCATTGCTTACTTCATACGCAAAATTGTATGTGGTTGTACCACCGTTAGCAGCGTAACCATTAAAACCAACGTAATAAACAGGCTGGGCAGATGTGTATTCAAGACCAAAATAGTTTTTACCTACAGTGGATGTGGAAACTAAATCTAAGTTTTGATCAAATACTGCGGGGGAGCTCGGGTTATCTACTGGTAAATATTCAGAAGCTGACTGGTTAATAATATAAACCCAGTTTGCTTCACGAACATCAATTGTGGTTTTTGGAAGAACCAATTGTTGCTGGGCTGTTAGGGCACCGTATAATTGGTTTTCCAAAAGCCAAAGATTAACGCCTAAATTGGAAAGATTTTGAAGGTTGTAAAAAAGCGCCTGTTTGCCAGCATTAACTAGCTCAGGCGTCATTTCCTCGGCAGCTTTGCCAGAATCACGAAATGCGTATGAAATTAGCTGGTCAACATTGATTGTTGTTTGACCAGTTGTGTTGCTGTACGCCATTTAGCGCCCCCTACCAGAAACCCGCTTTGGTAATGATTTAAGTTTGACGCCTTTGTCGGCTTTGTTAAACTCTTTGGCAACTTTAGTGGGCACACCAACCTTTTTAGCAAACTTAGGATTGTGTGCCGCAGCAGCCATCAAGCGCTCTTGTGCTTGGCTTTTGGATGGCATATTAGCATTTACCTTTAATTTTGCCGCCTTTTTTAGCACCTATTAAAGCAGACTGGTTAAAGTTGTTTAAGAAGTTTTTAACGCTTGGCTTAGCTAATAGATTATCCATCATGCCAGGTTTTTTCATTGCTGTAACACGACGCACTCTTGGAGTTGGGCGTAATGCTGTAGATGGGGCCACTGGACCTGCGCCAGGGATATCTTTGTTGAAAGCTGCAGCAGCTGGGCTTACATTGCCGCGATCGCTTTCGTCTTCAATCATAGCTGGATTAGGTGCTGTAGGAGCTGGTGCAGCAGCCGGAGTTGGTGTTGTTGGATTGCCAGCAGCGTCAGTCATACCCATACGATACTTAACAATAGGATCGTCACCAGTATAGCCTCCGTCAGCAAACTTTTTTACTTTTGCTTTGCCACCCTTCTTATATGGGTTACCAAGTGCATCCATACGACCTTCTGACATACCTTTACGAGCTGCATCACCACGTGAACCAAAGGCTTCGTAATCAGCTTTTGCTGCTTTTTTATCGCCTTCAGCCATGTTTTTGTCGTAGTATTTTTGTTGGGCTTCAGTTGCGCCTACTTGCTTACCACCAGCCATTTTCTTTACTTTGCCGCCGCACTTGTATTTGTTTGGTCCGCCTTTAGCACCAGATGGGGCTGTAGCTGCTTTACCAGATTCTTTGCTTTTAATATATGGGTCTTTGTGACCAGATGCACCAGTGGTTTTAGCACCAACATCTTTGCCTTTTACGGCAGCCTTAGAAGGAGCATCAGCTTTACCTGGTTTGATTAACTTGGTTTTGCGGATGTTATCTAAGTCGCCAGAGGATTTTTTAGCTTCGTAAACGTTGGTTACAGAGCCGCCGGTCTTGTATTTACGGACAGTACCGCATTCTTTTTTGGAACGGCCACCACGCTTTAACTTGGAAAGATCAGTCTTTTCACCACCATGCTCTTGTTTATCGTGCATAGCAAAGGCTTTTTTAACAATTGCTTTATCTTGCTTGATGTCAGCAGCATCAACTTCGCCGCCTTTTTTCATTTTGCCGCCGTAGCACTTAGCTACAGCCTTAGACACGCCGCCGCCTGTCTTCATTTTAACTATCTTTTTAAAGCCTTCCATGGCAATTCCTCGAGTAATTGATTAAAAAAGGATGATCAGTCCTACTTATACTAATGCAAAAAATGGGTGGTTTACGCCCCTAAAAACAATGCTCTTTCGCGTTTTCTGCGGTTAATAAGCACATCTGGCTTATTCCACATGAGGATGGCATCTGCCGCCCCCTGCATATCATTTGCGTTAATTTTCTTAACAACAGTAGACTTACGGAAGTTAGTCTCTCCAATATTGAAGCAAAGGCTGTATAGGGCGTCAAATTGGTTCTGTTGAAGGGGTACCTTCACCGAACTCTCTACGGCCTCGCTACACCACTTTAAATCGCTTTTAAGAAGCTCTTCTACCTGCTCGTCTGTCAAGGTTGCATGAATAAGGTCTTGCTCATC